TCTTTGGAACGATTTATTCCCAACTTCGGGGGAAGTTTAACGAATTTGGTAATAATATAGATGGCATACAAGTTCATAGCAACGAGGCTGACGAGGGCTGAGGCTGATGCCCTTGAGCGGATATTGGCACGTCGCAGGGAGACGATATACTCCCTGCTTCGGCTGCTTGTATCCAGTTACATCAAGTTGGCAGATCCAAACGAGTGGAAGGACGAGCGCCCTCCCATCGACCTCATGCGCTACATCATTGAAGGCACACGCCAGCAGCGTGAAGCCATGAGGGCAGCCGCCCAGGAGGAGGAACTGTCGGCAATGTTCAAGGACATCAGATATGAAAGACCGAAGAAACCCTGAATACCGGCGCATCATCACCGGCAAGCGGTGGCAGGAACTACGAGGTGCCTACATGCTGAAGAATGCCATCACCAACGGCGGATTCTGCGAGCAGTGCGTGAAGAACTACTTCGTCGGCGGTCCACGCCCCAGGAATGCCACCGAGGTACACCACATCGTCCCGATCGAGAGAGGGCACACAAGGGCAGAGATGGAAGCATTGGCCTACAATGTGGACAACCTCATGGCCTTGTGCAGCGAGTGCCACCATGAACTGCACCGCCAGATGTGGAAGGCACGCTTTAAAAAAACGCGACGTCAAGTCGATAAGGAACGCAAGAGAGAAGAGATTGAAAAAGATATTAATGACTACATAAACAGGATTAAAGATGGGATATGAAAATTGCGGGCAGCACCCCAACAGCAAAGCGAATCTTATCAAGGGCATGAATATGTCCTCAAAAATGAGTGTTGACAGTGATACACAGCGCAGGGTAAACGAATTTCTCAACCGCCCTGTTGAGTATGAAGGCGAGATGATGACCTACCGCGATGCTATTATCTGGGTTCAGATCAATAAAGCATACAAGGAGAAAGACCTGCGTTCTGCACAATGGCTGTTTGATATAGCCAGCAAGAACGAACAAAACGTCACAAACATCAAGACCGCAACGCTCGACCCGCTTGAGGCTTTAAAGGCGAAGATGCTACCGAGAACTGTAGATGACCGACGAGAGAAAGCAGATTGAACGGGAGGCAAAGCGGCTGGCATCGGAGAAGTTGTGCAGCGTTGACCTTGGGGAGTACTTCCTGGGCGAGATAGACCCTCGCCTTCTGGAGTACTTCCGCAGCCTTATAGCCGATACCGATGCGCACAATGTCTACGAACTGCTTGCCGCACTCAAATTCCTGCGGCTGCGCAAGTCCTACAGTTTCGTCACATCTGAGGCCGTCAACTTCATCACTTTTTACGAGTCGTTGAAGTTCAGCGGCCAGGACGGTAGACAGTCCTACAAACTGACCCCCGTTCAGGTGTTCCAGTTCGCTTCCATCATGGGCTTTGCCCGTGATGACGGCCATAGGTTGGTAAGGAATGCCCTGCTTTTCGTGCCCCGCAAGTTCAGTAAGACAACATCGGTCTGCGCCTTCGCCATCTACGACTTCCTGTTCGGTGATGACAACGCCCAGGCTTACACGGGTGCCAACTCCTACGATCAGGCAAAAATCTGCTTCGACGAGATAAGCCGTGTGCTCCATGGGCTCGACCCCGGCTGGACCAAGTTCAAGGCCACGAGGGAACTCATCAAGTGGCGTGAAGGGCGTAACAGTTCCATCCGTTGCCTGTCGAACTCTCCCGACAAATTGGACGGCTTGAACGCCTCAACGGTCATCATGGACGAGTATGCACAGGCCGATAGCGCCGACCTGCGCAACGTGCTGACCACGTCCATGGGCATGCGCACCAATCCCCTGCTGATTACCATCACCACCGCCTCGGACAAGCAGACTGCCCCGTTTGTCCAGGAACTCGAGCACGAGCAGGGAGTATTATTGCGTGAGGTGCTTGGAGGCTACAACGAGGATGACACATCGTTCGCTCATATCTTCATGCCCGACTGCGACGATGACGAGAGCGACCCAGCCACATGGGCCAAGGTGCAGCCTCACCTGGGTGTCACCGTAAGGCCCGACTTCTACGAGCAGCAATGGGCAGAGGCCCAGAAGAGCGCCGAGAATATGAAGGCGTTCCGCACCAAGATGCTCAACATCTTCGTAACCGGCAACGACAAGTCATGGATTGAAGGCAGCACCATCCGTGAGCACTCACGCCAACTCGACATCGATACACTCGGTTACCGTGCCGACTGCGAGGTGGGCGTTGACTTGTCGGTTGACAACGACTTCTCTGCCGTGTCCTACTACATCTATTTGCATAACGAGAAGCGCAGCCACATCCATACGGAGTATTATTTTCCCGAGGGGCGAATGGCGAAGCACCCGAACAAGGAAGTATATCAGCGATGGGTGGAAGGAGGTTACCTACACCTATGCCCTGGCAACATCATCAGTTACGAGCAGATCGTGGGAGACATCCTCGCCCACGGCAGGAATTTGCGAATTCTGCAAATTGCCTATGACCCGAACAAGGCCGCAGAGTTCACCAACCTCATCATCAATTCGGGAGGGGCGAACTTCCTGCACCCGTACAAGCAGACCTACTACTATTTCACCAAGCCCTGCATGGCTATTGTGAGGATGCTCGACCAGGGGCTGCTGACATTCGGTGAAAACCCGATAAACAACTACTGCTTTGACAACTGCATTCTCGATCGTGACAACATGGACAACTGCAAGCCGTTGAAGCGAAGCGAGAACAGGAAGATAGACGGAGCCATCACCGCATTGATGGCGTTAGGAGTGTCCTTGGAACAGAAGCGCTGAAAAATTACCTGTTAAACACTTTCCCATATAAATATAACGCACGAAAATATGGGAATATTTGATATTTTCAAGAGCAAAAAGCGCTCAATCACGGCGCCTCCGGTGCTGCAGGTCACTGTGAACGGCAGGACCTACACCGTTTCCACCACCACCAACGCGGGAATGATGTTGGCGGCGGTGTGGCGCTGCGTCGATATCGTCAGCGGCACTGTTGCCTCCCTGGGTATCGACATCGAGCGCCGCATCGGCAAGTACTGGCAGGTGGATGAGCAGCACCCCCTTGAACTCGTTCTCCGTCTCAAGCCCAACGATCGCGTCAATTCCTTCGACTTCTGGAAGGCCGCTATCGTTGAGATGCTTCTGCATGGTAACGCCTACATCTACCCCTACTTCAACGCCGAGGGCAACGTGACGCGGCTCTATCTCATCCCCGATGGGGCATGCACCTACGACAAAGAAACCGATACCTACGACATCAGCGATGATGTCAACAACCTGTTTACGACCTGTAACGGCTGGCGCATCATCCACCTCAAGAACCTGAGCCTTGACGGCGGGTTCACTGGTGTTTCCACCCTCACCTATGCCAAGAAGGTTCTCGGTGTCGGCGGCAATCTCGACAGCCTGCAGATGGACAGTTTCGCCACAGGTTCCACCCTGCGCGGCTTCATCAGTGGCGACTCCAACCTGGTGCAGGGCTTCGGCGCTCCCCAGGACGACCAACTCAACGCCGTCAAGGACAACATCACGACACAGTTGACAAGCGGGGCGAAGATTTTCACCCTGCCCGGCACGATGAAGTTCAACCAGTTGTCGCTTTCACCGAGCGACCTGCAGTTGGTAGAGTCCAAGAACCTCAACGTGCTTGACATCTGCCGCTTCTTCGGCGTTCACCCCGACAGGGTGTTCCAGTCATCAAGCACCAACTACAAGGGCAGCGAGAGCGCGCAGACGGCCTTCATGACAGACACGCTGTTCCCTCTGATCAACAAGATTGAGACCGAACTCACCGTAAAACTCATCCCCAACGCCTTATTGAGTGACTACCGCGTCAAGTTTGACTTGGACGACTACTATATCGGCGACATGGGCACAAAGGCCGACTATTACACCAAGATGATATCGGCTGGCGTGCTTACGCCCAACGAGGTGAGGATGCGCGAGGGTCACGCTCCTGTAGAGGGCGGTGACTCTGCATTCATCACTTGCAACGTCGCTCCCATCGATTCAGCGAAAATCAAGGGCGAGCCGACAGCGCCGGCAGAACCCAAGAAAAACTCAAGGAAGAAATCATGACAAAGATTTACCGCAATACCGAAGACTGCCAACTGCGTGCGCTGGAGAACTCGCGCACCATCGAGGGTTATGCAGTCGTATTCAACCAGCGCAGCGTGTTCCTCCCCGACTGGAACAAGGGTCGCATGGTTGAGGAAGTGATGATGCCAGGAAGCATCACCGAGGAACTGATTGCCAAGAGCGACGTGGTGGCCAACATCGACCACGACAACAGCCGCATGGTGGCCCGCTCCGTCAACGGTGAAGGCTCCCTGCGTCTCTCGCTCGATGAGCACGGCCTTAAATTCTCCTATGAGGCACCCATGACCAATGACGGCGAGACAGTCCTCCAGGGTGTTCGCCGTGGCGACTTCCGTGGATGCTCGTTTGCGTACACCTGCGACGAGGATACCGGCGTTCACTACGAGAAGAACGACAAGGACAGCCGTGCGCTTATCCGCTACGTCGATGAGGTTAACGGCCTCTATGACGTTAGCGTGGTCATCCACCCTGCTTACCCGCAGACCAATGTGGACTCCCGTGCAGCAGTGCTGGACGGCGCCCTCATGAGAGGGATGATTGAAGAGAACGAAACAAACGATAATAATTCTAATTCAAATTCTGAGAACATGGAAGAAAACAAGAAAAACGAAAATGTTGAGGAGCCCAAGGTGGACAACACCGCCGAGGTTGAAGCTCTGAAGGCTGAGGTTGAAGGCATGAAGCGTTCAATCAATGATCTCCAGGCTGGCCAGGATGCAGTAAGCAAGAAGGTCAGCTCCATTAAGGTGCGCGAGGAGAAGAAGCAGAACTTCTCTCTGCTGCGTGCTATCCGCGAGGTTGCAAGCGGCAACAAGTTGAGTGCCGATGTTGAAGCCATCACCCGCGCCGGTCGTGAGGAGATGATTGCTTCAGGTTTGAGCACCGTCGGCCAGATCGTGGTGCCCCAGCAGCGTGCAGACGTTACTGTTACCGCTGAGCACGACGACACCATCGGCATCGACGTGTACAACACCTTTGCCCCCATCCGTGAAGGGCTCGTGGCTGCCAAGGCTGGAGCCACCTACCTCCCTGGTCTTGTAGGCAATGACGTCCTCTACCCCGTGCTTGGCGGCGGTAACGTGGCATGGGCTACGGAGGTAGCACAAGCCGCTGACCCCACCTATGCCTTCTCAAGCGTGAAGCTCAGCCCGAAGCGTCTGACTGCACAGTTCAAGCTGTCGAAGCAGATGGTTGTTCAGGACAACGCGCGCATCGAGGCCGCTCTGCTGTCTGACATCCGCAAGGCTGTCATCACCAAGCTGAACGCCACGATGTTCGGCACCGCTGCCGCTTCTGGTGGTGCACCCAAGGGCATCGGTAACGGCCAGACCGCTGCCGTTGCTACCGATTGGGCCAAGTTGACCAGCCTCGTTGAGGCAGTCGTTGAGCGTGCAGCTGTTGGAGAGAACTTCACCTACATCGTATCGCCCGAGGCTTGTGCAGCCATCCGTGCCATGACCTACAACAAGACAACCCGTCTTATCTACGAGGCTGGAACCGTTGACGGCACTCCCCTCTACAAGACTATCGGCTGTGCTGCCAACCAGGGCTACTACGGCGACTGGAGCAACCTCGTCATCGGTCAGTGGGGCGCACTCGACCTCACCGTTGACCCCTACAGCGCTGCCGGAACTGGCGAGTTGGTCATCACCATCAACTCGTACTTCGACTTCGGCGTTGCCCGCGCAGGTTCGCTGAAGTTGTTCACCACCGTATCTGCTGGCTAAGTAATCTGCCATCACAATGGAGTACACACCGAAATACGCAACGGTAGCAGATCTGAAGAAGCACAGCTACATCTCCACCACTGATGAAGATGATTTGCTTGCTCTCTATCTCTGCAGTGCCGAGCAGACCGTCACCGAGACGCTGCAGGTGAAAAGCCTGTCGGTGTACATCGGCGACGATGGTGTGTTGCCCGCCCAGATATATACCGCGATTCTCATGCAGGCTGCGGCATTGTATGAGAATCGTGAGGGTATATCGAGCGCACAGCAGCATGTTGTGCCTTACGCCAACGTGATGGCGCTGCTTGGTAAGATTATCAATTACGGCCAACTTAACAAGTGCTGCAATGGAGGCAGGTAAACTCACCGAGAGGATAACCATCCAGTACCCGGATGTGCAGCGTGATGTCTATGGCAGCACGCAGACCGTCTGGGTGGATGTTGTCAGCAATCTGCCCGCCGCCGTGAACTATGTGCGCGGTGACCGCGAGATTGACAACGAGGAAATCTTCCACGGGAGGGTGACCACCTTCTCCATCCGCTGGCATGGCACTGTCAACGAGGAGATGCAGATACTTTGGGGAGAACTCAAGTATCGCATCCTCTCGATCGACAGGAGAACGCATCGCAGGGAATACCTCATCCGCACAGAACTCATCAACGAATAATGGTCAACGACGGCATACAGGTGGACGCTTCACGCTGTTTCGCTCTCTTCCGCAGGCTCGACACGAAGAACCAGAGGAAGGTCAGCAGGGCAGCGTTGAGGGCAGCGGCCAACAAGGTGAAGAAACAGGCCGTCAAGAACCTCCAGGGAGTGATTGGGCACAACGTCCGCAAGACCACGATCTACACCAGGCGCAACGGCAAGACCGAGAAGCGCAGCCTCGCAAGGGGCATCAAGGTGGAAGTCATGAATCCCGAGACCGCCAAAGTCCACATCATGGGCGACTACAGGCTGAAGTTCTTTGAGATGACTCCCGACAATCCCCGAAAGACCAAAGGAACCCGAGGTAGAGGCAATAAAATACCTGTGCGTAAGGCATCCAACAGGGGACCGAGGTTTAAGGACCAGAGCAAACACGGATGGTTTGAAAGGGCAGTAAAAGCCAAAGAGCCCGAAGCAGCACGGGATATCGAGGAAGCATTAAAGAAAAATATATTAAAACAGGCAAATCGTGAAGGGATTACACTTAACTAAGGCTATACAGGCGATACTCGCACAGGCGGGCATCACCAACGCCCACGCCATCGTGGCCGAGGAGAACACCCGTCAGCCTTTCGCAGTCTACCGCAGGGCATCGCTCTCGGTGGATGACACGAAGGACAGGCTGGCGCAGACGCAGCACGCCACGCTGAGTGTGCAGGTCGTGTCGATGGACTACCAGAGCGGTTTACTGTTGGCTGACTCGATCACCGAAGCACTTGTTGGCGGTTATGGCCGCATCAACGGTGTCTACATCGGCGGCATCACCTTGAGCGATGCTTCCGAGATGTACAACGAGACAAGTTATTTACAAGACCTAACATTTGATATCACGATAGAAAATGAGTAGAAACGTAATCAAAGGCGGTGACCTGATGCTTTTCCTGAAGGAAAGCAACGGCACCATGAAATCCATTGCATTCGCCACCTCGCACACCTTGACGGTCAGCACCGACACTCAGCAGACCTCCACCAAGGACGATGGCGGCAAGTTCCAGAGCAGCGACTACGGCATCATCTCATGGAGTGCATCGAGCGAGAATCTGTGCGCCTATGATGGTGCTGGCTACAACTATCAGGACTTGATTAACCTGATGTTGTCGCAGACCAAGGTCGAGGCTACCTTCAGCATTGAGGGCGACAGTGGAAGCACCTATCCCTACGCCAACAAGAAGGACAGCGTTGATGACGCCACCAACGACGTGTGGACACCCGCCAACACCGGCACCATCGGCTCCACATCCAACAAGAGCCTCGGTTATACCGGCACCGTGCTGATCACCAACGTGGAGGTGAACGCACCCAACGGCGAGAATGCCACCTTCACCGTGCAGTTGCAGGGTGACGGCCCGCTGACTCCTACCGCTGCCGCAGGCGCTGGCGGATAAAAGTGTAGTAACCTTTTTCAAGACCCTGGGGGCGGGCGTGTCCCGTCCCCTTTTAATTTCTAACACATGGAAGTAAAGATTAACGGCGAAAGTTACAAAATCAAGTGGTCGCTTCGTGCACAAATCTTCTACGAGGGATTAAAAAGCCAGTCCCAGGAATTGGGGCCGACGATGGACACGATTTGCTATTACTATGCCATCCTCATCACGAGCAACCCCGGCATCGACATGAGCCTGGACAAGTTCCTCGATGAGTGCGATGCATCCGTGCTCAAGTCGTTCCGTGACCTGTTGCAGAATGACGAGGAGATGCGAAAACTCATCAACGGCGGTGATGACGAGGCAGTCGGCGAAAAAAAAAGTTAACGGCGCGTGAAATCTATGCCATCCTCGTGTTCCAGGGACACATGCCACCGGGCTATGTGCTCGACGAGATGAGGATGTATGAGATAGGATGCCTGATGCCTTTCCTGTATCTCGCGACCAAAGACGCCTGGGAACAGGCCCGCCTCGTGGGCTATATCGGGGCGCAGACCCACTCCACCAAGAAGATGAGCATCAGCGATATTGCCACCTTCCCCTGGGAGGAGAACCATGCCACCCGTGACACATCCATGAGCAATGCCGACAAAAAGCGGCTTGAAGAAAAAGCAAAACAATTTGAAAAAATGATGAACCAAAATGAGCGTTAAAGCCGATTTACGAGTCATATTAGGAATTGACAAGGCTGGTTTTGACCGCAGCCTTGCCGGTGCAACATCATCCGTCAACCGCTTTTCGAGGCAGACGCAGATGGCCAGCAAGAACGTCAGCGGGCTACTTGGCGGTGCTGGCCTTGGCGGTATCACCAAATTAGGCTCAAGCGTTGCAATCATGGCCTCACTCGGCAAGGCCATCGGTGACGTTGCTGCCAATGGCCGACAACTCGAGACAAGTATGTCACACCTCCAGTCGTTGACGGGACTGAGCAACGATGTGATGGGCCAAGTCAAGCAGATGGCCACCGACACAGCGATGGCTATGGGCATATCGAGCAGTCAGATTGTTGACTCCTACGGTGTCATCGGCAGCAAGATGCCCGAACTGCTGAAATCCCCAGAGGCTCTTGACGCGATAGCACGCAGCGCGGCCACACTCGCAAAGGCAGGTGTCATGCCCCTTGAGGCATCCATCGAGTCTCTTACCGGTATCATGAACCAGATGGGCGCGAGCGCCGAGGAGGCTGAGATATACATCAACGTGCTGGCTGCTGGTTCCAAGAACGGAGCGGGCAACATCGAATATCTGGCCACCGCTTTTACGAAGAGCGGCTCTGCCATCCGCAATGCGGGGCTGAGTGTCCAGGAAGGCACGGCCCTGATTGAGGCACTGGCAAAGCGTATGCCTGACGCAGCCGAAGCGGGCACCGCACTGCGTAACGTGCTGCTTGTGTTGGGCACCACAGCAGGTGATGACCTTAATCCCAAGGTCGTGGGTCTCGACAAGGCGCTGGAGAACCTCCATGCACGCATGGGCGACACCAACGAGATGGTGAAACTTTTCGGCAAGCGCAACTACAACGCTGCTGCCATCCTTGCCGACTCCACCGAACAAGTGAAGAACCTCACCGAAGCCGTAACGGGAACCAGCGAGGCACATCTCCAAGCCGAGGTCAACGGCAAGACACTTGACGCCCAACTCAACCGCCTGTCATCCTCATGGACGACGTTGACCGCCGCCATCGGTGAGAGCAACGGCTTCCTCCAGTCGTTCATCGGTCTCATCAATGATGCGCTTCAAGGGCTTGCCCTGCTCATGCGCAACAGCGCCGAGGCCCGCATCAGCGACCATGCCACCAAGGCCAACAGCCGCATCCAGCAGCGAGCAAACGACAGGTATAATTACTACCGCAATGCCCGCGATACCAAGGGGAATCTGCAATACAACGATGCCCAAGCCCGTCAACAGGCCATCAACGAGTTGCGGGC